GGTTACATGGAAGTTTAACAGATGGCATCATCAAGTGAACTACAAGTCATTTAAAAAGAATAATTTAAAAAGAATTGAAGGATTAAAAATAAAAAAAAGGTGTGGATAATTACGGAATGAAATTAATAGAACTAACGTAGTATTGCACCTAACACCAAAACGGGCAACGTTGCGAAGAATGAGCTATGTTGTTTGTTGGCTGTTATCAAACGTATGACGCAATGTAGTGCAACGGAATGAGTAATATGTTAGCGAACGTTATGACAAGTAAAGGAAAACTATAACAAAAACAACTAAACAAATGAACGCAATCAGCATTTTAAAAAAAGCATCAGCCATTACTGAAGGTTGGACAAGAACAGCTTTAAACATCAGAACATCAATTCAGGATCACAGACTTGAAAACTACTGCAAAAAATGCCCTGTATCACATGAAAATGGTGTTTATAAGGGTACTTGCTTAAAAGAAAACGGCGGTTGTGGTTGTAATGCTGCAGCAAAAACAGCACAAGATTATGAAGGTTGTCCAAAGCATTTTTTTGCAAACAATTGGTTTAAGCCTGAAGAATTTGCTACATTTATCAAAGAAAACCCTATTAAATGATAATTACAAAAACATATCACAACAACACTTGGACACCTGAAACATTTGATTCATTAATTTCAGGGTTAATTAAAAAGCACAAACCAAAAGAAATTTCAATTGAAAGGTTTATTGGAAAATATGACGTTTTTACAGGAACGGTAACCTATAAAATATCATTAAAAAATAAATAAGATGGATTCAAAACAATTAAGGATAGGGAATTATGTAGAATACAAACATCTAAAGAATGGTGTATTTTATGGATATGATACAGTAACTAATATTGATTTAAATGGAATTTCAATATCTTGTTGTAAATACACTGCTATGACAATAGATTCTATTAAACCAATCCCACTAACAGAAGAATGGTTGGTTAAGTTTGGGTTACAGCATAAATCATTTTCGTTTGACCATGAGCGACTACATAAAGACATTGGCGTAGGTTATAATGGCGATGACTTTATAAATAACGAAATGTCATTGCTTTATAAAAAGAAAGTTTTCTTTAAAATTCAGTACGTCCACCAACTACAAAACCTTTATTTTGCATTAACAAACGAAGAACTAACAATTAAATAATAATTAATTATATTTATACCATGAAAAAATCAATTTTAGTATTCGCAACAGCTTTATTAATCTTTAGCTGCAGTAAACCAACAAACAATCCTGTTCCTGTTAATCCAACACTAACACTTAACCGAACACCAAAACAAATCAATCAAGATTTCATTGGAAATTGGAACTGCAACACCTGGATAGTTGATGAAATCACCAACGCAACACACAGAAGGGAAATAATATTTTCTGAAGGAACAAACAATGTTGAATTTAGCTTAAATGATTACACCACAACAACAGTTTTCAATCAACTAATAACAAGATCAGTTACATTAATTGATTCAAACTACTTTGACAATCCAATAAATCCTGCAGCATTAAAGTTTAAAGGCTATTTATTAACAGATAGCACAATGAATGTTTATCAATATTCAATTGATGGTTCAGGGGTGATTGACACATCACAAACACAATTATTTAAAAAAGCAAAGTAAGATGAAAACAGAACACATTGCAATTGGTAAAGTAAAGCCAAACAAGGACAATCCTAGAATTATCAAGGATGACAAGTTTAAGAAGTTGGTAAACTCCATTAAAAGCTTTCCTGAAATGCTTCAGCTTCGTCCTATTGTCGTAAATGATAAAATGGTAGTGCTTGGCGGTAATATGAGATTAAAGGCTTGTAAGGAAGCAGGATTGAAAAAGGTTTACATTATCAAAGCTGAAGATTTAACTGAAGAACAACAAAAAGAATTTATAATCAAAGATAATGTTTCTTTTGGAGAACATGATTGGAGCAAAATTGCAAATGAATGGGATGAAACAAAGCTTGATGAATGGGGGCTTGATGTGTGGCAACCTGAAGAAGATGAACAAAAAGATATAACAGCATCACTTGAAACATTCAAATTAACAATCAAGTGTGATGATCAAAAAGAACTTGATGAACTACAATCAAAGCTTGACGTGAGTAAAGATAAAATAAATTATAAAGAATTTCTATTAAAAACTGCATTATAGAATAACAAAAAGACTAATGGCCCGTAAACTATCAGAAGCAATTGAAGGAATGGAACTTGTTGCAGAATACTTTTATTTAGACTTATCAAGGCATTGTGAATGGGTAGAAGCGGCAAGAATTGAAATTGTAATGAATGAAAAGGTGATGAAACTATTACTGAAGTATTAACAGCACACTAACAGCACAGTATTATGGCAAAAGAAGACATAGTAAAACACCAATTTAAGAAAGGTGAAAGCGGAAACCTTAACGGAAGGCCACGTAAATCATTTGCATCAATCAATGCAGAACTAAAAGCAAAGGGTGTTGTTCCATTGACTAAGGCAGCGTTAATTGAAGCCTATGAACTTGTATTCAATACTGATGAAGATGAATTGAAAAGGATTGCTTCAGATGACAACACTCCTTATGGTCTTAAACTAATCATTAAGGAATTGAATAATGCAAAGACAAGAAGTAAAGCACTTGCAGATTATAGAGATTACATGTTTGGCAAAGCTAAAGAAAGTAAAGACATTACAACAAACGGTGAAAGCATGAACACAACAATTACTTTTGTCGGCTTAGATGATGATGAATAAGTTGGTGTTTTGCTACTATAAGAAGTATACTAAATAACTGAAAATTAATAAGTTAAAAATTGCAAATTTCTAAGAAATACAGCCCACTATTTAAACGACCTGAAGGAGTAGATACTTACATTGTTACAGGTGGACGTTTTTCTTCAAAATCTTTTTCAGTTGCTGCAGCTTCAGTTGTTATGGCTGATGAATTAGAACATCGTATTCTTTATGGTAGATATACAAATATTTCTTCAAAGGATTCAACATTCCCTGAAGTAGAAGAAAAGATTGAAATGCTTAACAGACAAAGCCGATTTAATGTTAATCAAAACAGAATTGAACATCTAACAAACAAATCAAAGATAATATTCAAAGGATTTAAAACAGGATCAAAAGCACAGACAGCTTCATTGAAATCATTAAAAGATTTTAGTGTGTTGATAGTTGAAGAAGCTGAAGAAATTCCTGATTATGATACCTATGAAAAAGTAAGCCTATCAATTAGAGGAAACCAAACAATTGATGCTGAACCTAATATCAAAATTTTAATACTCAATCCAACAACAAAAGAACATTGGATATTTAAACATTTCTTTGAAGAACGTGGTGTTGAAGCTGGATTCAATGGAGTGAAGGACAATGTTTGCTTTATTCATACTAATTACTTAGACTGCATCAAACATGTTCCTGAAGATTCAATAAGGGCGTTTGATTACATGAAGGAAAAGAACCCGAACAGATACAACCATATTGTTTTGGGTGGTTGGCTCGATAAAGCTGAAGGTGTTATCTTTCAAAATTGGTCAATTGATAAGTTTGACGAATCACTCAATTCAATTTATGGAATGGATTTTGGATATGTTAATGATCCAACAACATTGTTCAAGGTAGCACAAACACCTGAAAAGATATTTACTAAACAGATATTGCACCGTAAAGGAATGTCAACCAATGATATTATTAATTTTTTGGAAGGTGCTGTTGATAAGAATGATTTGATTGTTGCAGATAGTGCTGAACCAAGATTGATTGAAGAAATACGTGTTGCAGGGTTCAACATTGTAAGATGCACCAAAGGCCCTGATTCAATTAAAAATGGATTAGCTAAGATGTATGTGAAGGAAATCATAAGTGAAGAAGGTGATATTGATATGCAAAAAGAATTAAACAATTATCAATGGCATGATAAAAAAAGTAACACACCGATTGATGCATGGAATCATTGTATTGATGGGGTTAGATACGCACATGAAGAACTATCTGACACCAACGAATTTTGGATTTCTTAAAATAAATTGTTATTAAATCAAAAAGTTTTTTTACATTTGTAACAACAACGAGGTGAAGACGCCTTGCACAATTTCTTATAAATGTCAAGAATAGGTAATGCTTACAAGGCTTTTATAGGTGGCCCAAGTTTAAATTCAGACTTTGAAAAGCCATTCCTACAAATCCTTTCAAATATGGGGTTTGGTAAAAGCGACCTAAAAAAAGTAGTTGATGAAGGATACGTCACAAACAATCATGTTTATTCAATCATCAACAGAATAGCAGAAGATGCTGCAAACATTCCTGTAATAATTGAGAATAAATTATCCAATGGTGATATTGAAATCATCACAGAGGGTGATTTTTACAACTTTGTTCATGTTCCTAATCAGGATAACAATTACAAATCGTTTACTTATCAGTCAATAGTTTACCAATTGGCCACAGGAAACGAAGTTCAATATGGTGTTCAGGGTGTAGGTTCAGCACACTTTTCTGAACGGTGGAACTTAGCGCCACAATATATTACACCAAAGGTTAACAAAACAATAGTTGGTCCACGCGCTACTTCTTACAAATACAATTATTCAGGTACAGATTACCCTTTAACAATTGAAGAAGTAATGCACCTAAGAAAATTCAATCCTGATCCTGCAAGTGAAAACGCAGTAATGGGACTAAGTCCACTTCAAGCAGCTTACAGGGTATTAGCAGCAAGTAATGAGATAATCACAGCAGATGCATCAATAATAAAAAACAAGGGTGTTATTGGATTACTTACTGCTAAAGGGGGAAAGGATGGCCGGCCTGTTTCAACTGAAGAAGCAAAGGCAGCAGATAAAGCATTGAAAAGCAGAATTGGTGGTGGCGGAAATTACGGTTCAATCAAGACAACAACAGGTGCATTTGACTTCATAAAGTTTGCAATGTCACCACAGGACCTTCAGATATTAGAATCAGGAGTTGTTAAACTACGTGATTTATGCTCTATTTATGGTGTAAGTTC